CTCGCGGGGGTGTCTCTGCTAGTTAGTTCATAACTAGCCCCTTAACTCGAGCTTCTAGGAGGCTTAAATGACTTCTGGAAGTTGGAATAGAGGGAACGGTGTAGGCGCCTGTAGTCCTGGCAATCCCAGGATTTATTGGACTCGGACCTGGTCCGGTTCAGACAGTATCCAAACGCGGACTGAACGACATCCTGTCGATAAGACCGTCATTAAGACTGTTGGGCACCGAAAAGTGACTTACATGTCCTTTCAAAAGACGAAGAGCGGCAAGTCCGCTTGGGTTCAAAGAGAGGTTTGGGTTGCCGTAAAGGCTGTAACCCGTGTGAGTTCTACTCGTAGTGCAAAATTCCGCATTACGACGCCGGAAGACGCTAAAGGGATCTACCCTGCGTCCGTCGTCAGCCTCCTCCCAACCGCCTTGCGGAAAAGAGAAGATGACGCTGGTCTCAACGAGATTTCACCCCTCGTTGAAGCTCTCCCAAAGGGAGCGAAGACCGCAGATAGTACGGAGAGGAACGCTGCGCGTAAACCTAAACGCGCACGCCTGCAGGACAATCCATATACAATGGAAGAGTTCTATATGCGGGATGTCTCGAAGTACTACCTCGAGGACTCTGTAAAACAAATCCAACCAAAGATTTGCTTCCCAGCTTGGGAAAAGGTTGGGTCCGGTATGACTTATTGTGTGACCAGCTGGTCACCCACTAGCCTTCTGAACGCAAACGACCAGATTCGTCTGGTCAACAAGTTGCGTGACAAGGTGGTCGGCAGTGATTTTAATGCCGCCGTCGTACTGGGAGAGCTCCATCAGAGTGTTGACCTGATAGTCAACTCAGCCACGCGGATCTCCCGCTACCTGGCTGCCATGAAGAAGGGGAAGTTATCCTCCGCCCACATGGCTCTGTTTGACCGTCCGGCCCCTGGGAAGGGTCCGCAGACCTTCGTACCGAGCGCTAAACAGCTCGCATCGAAGCACCTCGAACTTGAGTACGGCTGGAAACCGTTGCTTCAAGACGTGGTGGGGGGCGCTGAGGCACTGGCCCATGCGCTCAACACGCCCGTCCAAAAGACGTATCGTGTTGCTGTAACTGCAAGACAGGCGCAAAAACGCCTCACCGACATTCCGAAGTATTGTAATGCCGGTGGCTTTCAGATAACAGCGAAGGGTATTAAGGAACACCGTCGCGGGCTGATCGCTCGTTTTCGGGAGAAGCCTTCGATTCCGAAGCTTCTAGGTCTCCTAGACCCTGAGGTCGTCGCGTGGGAACTCGTCCCTTTCAGCTTCATCGCTGACTGGTTCATCCCGCTCGGAGACTGGCTAACGGCCCGAGGGTTCGCCCAAGGACTCGACGCCACTTTCATCACTTCTGATAAGACTGTCGGAAAAGCCTACGAGCCGACAGGTCCGAAGTACTTCACAAAGGTACCCACGGATGGTGAAGCACTCTTTTCCAGAGTGTATTTTAGCAGGACGGTGAGCTCAACACTCATCGTTAAACCGCCAGTCACTAAGCCTTTGTCGAAGGCCCTATCCTGGGGTCATATGACGAATGCCGTGGCTCTCTTAATCTCCAACCATGGAGGCAGGGGATACAAATAACCCTGCATGCAACCAATGGGCCAACAAGCCAATATCACCGTGTTCGACGGTGCTGCGACCCCGGTCAGCCATACTCTGGTTCCCGAGGGTGTTGAGCGTCTACCGGACGGTTCAGTCCGTGCGGTGTGGAAGGAATCCCTCGCGGGTGTTCCTGACTACGCTCAAATCCGTTATACCCAGATCAAGAAGAAGCTTCCGTCTGGTGTGTTCCGGATCGCTGGTCGCGTAGAGGTTCCAGTGATGGAATCGATCTCCGGGCAGAATGCAGCGGGTTACACCGCTCCGCCCAAAGTGGCCTACGTTGACACTTACGAGAGTGTCGAATACGCCCACGAGCGCTCTGTGATTGCCGGCCGCCGCCTTGCGAGGCAGATGTCGGTTAATCTCCAGGGTAACATCTCGACCTCGGTGGCTCCCGCCACCGCAGGTCCGTGGTCTGAGCTCAGCGATCAGCTGATTCAGGTGACGTGACACTTGGAACGCACTCTCCGTGCAATCCTCGTGCTTGTCGTGAGGGGGATATTCCAATTCCTCCTGACGGTGAGCTTGTCAGAGAAGCGGTCGAATACCAAGTGAGGTATTCCCGCGTATTCCGTCTCCATAACCTTATAGGTATTTTATGCGCAAAATTGCACATTGGACAGAGGAATACAGCTCGTCAGAGTCGATAGACATACTGAAGAGCCTAGCTCTCGCTCACAGTGAGGCCGCAGGGTCTCACGGTGCCCGTGTCAGTGCCCTCATCAGAAGGGATGACCTCCGAGCGCTTTGTGAGTTTGACGTTGACTATCAGGACGACAGTCTTGATCCAGAGTCTGCCTACCATCTGAGGCAGGCCTTGGCCTTCTTTTCTAAATTGAGCCCGCTTGAAGTGGGCTACGATAAGGAGAAGGAGGCGCTGGACTCGTTCAACGCAGCCGAAGATTTGTGCTATAGCACGAATGAGATCTTCAGACTGAGGAAGAGAGGCTTGTTTTCATTCAAGCCCTCCGTGGAGTCGCAGCTATTTGCGGCCTCGCGTAAAATCTCTGAGGTTCTGGGTCCTTTCCCTAGCTTTGAACGGCTAGGATATCGATTCGGTAAGGGAGCCACTACGCTCACTAAGAAGCGTATGGCGTCTGTGCGCGAGAAGTTCGCCGCAGGCGTATCGTGTAGCGCGGAACTCTTTCCGGCGGCAGTGCCGCTATTGAGAGAGTTACCAGTTCTCTGTGAAGGCTGGGCCTCGGCCTTAGCCAAAACAGAGGAAGAAGACTGGTACTCCGTCCCCGTTGTGATTCATGACGGGAAGTTGGAGTTCGTGCCGAAGAGTGCCAAGACGTACCGTTCCACGGTCACAGAGCCCGTCCTCAATGGGCTCTACCAGCTAGCGCTGGGTGACTATCTAGTGGATCGTCTGGGGGCATTTGGTGTGGACCTACGGGACCAGACTAGGAACCAAAGCCTAGCCCGTGAGGGATCCTTAACCGGCGCCTTAGCAACGCTGGACCTGAAGTCGGCCTCTGATTGCATAGCAATCGAGTTGATATACGACCTTCTCCCTCTGGAGTGGGCAAGCGGGCTCGCAAGAGCTCGCACTGGAGCGATCCAGTTCCGCGGTCAGCGGTATGTCCAAGAGAAGTTCTCAAGCATGGGGAATGGCTTTACTTTTCCCCTGGAGTCCTTGATTTTCTGGGCTCTCGCTTGTGCCGTTTGCAGTAAAGGTGAGACGGTGTCAGTCTATGGAGACGACATCATCCTACCTTCCAAGCGCTTCGACGCGCTTGTAGAGTTACTGACGGCCGTTGGGTTCATTCCCAACGTGAAGAAGTCGTATGCCACGGGACCCTTTCGGGAGTCTTGTGGTGCTGATTTCCTTCGTGGTGTTAACGTCCGGCCCTACTATCAAAAAGAGTGGGTGAGCCAACGTACCCTGTTCACGCTACATAACTATTATGTTCGGCGTGGTATGCAAGGTTTTGCGGACAAAATCCGTGAAGTCTACATACACCCTGACCTTCAGATCTTCGGCCCAGACGGGTACGGAGATGGTCACTTGCTTGGGGAGCACCCTCGCAAGCGGAAAGCCCGCCATGAGCGGGCCGGGTATGCAGGATACCTCTTCGACACGTTTTCCGTAAGCGCACGCAAGGACACCCGTCCGAGTATGCGCACGGACTTCGTGCTTCCGAGCTACTCGGTTTATCGCCGAGGTGGTATAGACATGGTTCCGAAGTCTATACACGCGTCCGTCAAGTCGGTAGCCAAGGCTACCTTCCTGAGTCAATACGCGAGGGGTCACTCCTCTCCTGTTGATAACGTAGCAATCCCAGACCATCTGGTCGAGGATCAATACGTGAAGGCCGTTGCTCTCCCCATGCCCGACAAGGACATGGGGTACAAGAGGTTAACGATCTACACACTGGGGTAATTCCCCACCTGTCGTGAGACAGGCCCCTTCTCAATGAGAAGTCCCGAAAGGGTGGAGTGGTAAATTGCCATTAAAGCGTGGGTTGCGCTAAG